GGCGACGTTGTTTCGTTTTGCCCAAAGTGTGCGAGAGCGGGCGCAATTTGCCCGGACTCAGGAGCGATCTGATTGGTCATGAACCATAAAGTGTATTTGGTGAATTGTGGGGTCTGCAGGATGTTCATCATGACATCTGTTGGAGGTGTTGAACGACCACTTTCATAGTAACTCAGCGTGCCATACGGAACCCCTGTTAAATCAGCAAGTTGTTGTCTGCTCAAATACTCTGATTTTCGCATTAAGACTATCTTCTCGCTTATCGTGTTTGACATGGTGTTTAGATCTCAATAGTATTTAGTTTAGATGTAGATTGTTTAGCGCTTGGATGTGGGCACTAAAAGGCATTATAAGGCATTAAACGCAATTCATGAGGGCTAGAGGACGACATGAGCAAGCAAGTAACACTCATGACTGATGCGATTCCTTATCAGGAGTTCGCAAAACTAATAGGAAAATCGACAGGAGCGGTTCGTCGGATGATCGATAAAGGAAAGTTGCCTGTAATTGATATGACCGATCCACAATCAGCTTCAGGTCGTGCTGGTGAATATTGGGTATACCTTCCGGCATGGAATAACGGACTAAAACTGGCTTATGAAAGCCGCCCTAAAGAAATTCGTGACGGCTGGTTAATGTGGTTAGGTCTCGGTGAACCACGTTAAGGAGAACCGTATGAATGAGCCGCGTTGTATTGCTCAGTTATTGCGTAACGAAAGCCCCAGGGCGATTGACTTCACCATCACCCACGGGAAGGGTCGCAAGGGAATCATTATCCGCACCAAAAAACAGAGTCCGTTAAAAAAGGCTCTGACCTTTCTGAAAAGCCGGAGGGTCTGGAAATGACAGTGATGACGCTCAATCTCGTCGAAAAACAGCCAGCAGCTATGCGCCGGATAATTGGTAAGCATCTTGCCGTCCCTCGCTGGCAGGATACATGTGATTATTATAATCAGATGATGGAGCGCGAACGGCTAACGGTTTGCTTTCATGCACAGTTAAAACAGCGTCACGCAACGATGCGTTTTGAAGAAATGAACGACGTCGAACGTGAACGACTGGTTTGTGCAATTGATGAATTGCGTGGCGCATTCTCAAAACGCCGTCAGGTTGGTGCAAGTGAGTATGCATATATTAGTTTTTTAACAGTCAGTCAGCGTCGCACTTTATTTATGCACGCACGACTGACAGAAAAAGAATTCAACCAGCCGTACTGGCGAATTAATGAAGAATCATGTTACTGGCGTGATGCTTTATTCCGTGCATTACGTGAATTATTCAGTCTGTTTGAGTATGCACCGACAATTCTGACGTCGGTAAAACCAGAGCAATATCTGCATTAAATAATTAACCAGAGTTTTTAACGCACTTAATCGTGCGGGGCTTCTTTTTGCCTGGAGAAAGTCATGCATACAGTTTCTGAAAATCAGTGCGGTAAATACGCATTACTGCTGCAACAGGCCAGAACCGAAGCACAGGCCGACGCTGCGACGCGCTTTTCTTCTCATCTTGACGCCATGATTCGCCATATCACAAAGGCGGAGTTATCCCGCGTGGAGATAGTCGAGCTGCTCAGTCAGGAGTCGGAAAAATTTCACAATATCGGATTGTCTCGCGGGGAGGTGCTTTGATGTCCTGTTCTCATTCAGTTGTATTACTGAATAACGCCTTAAAAATCGCCGTTATGGAAAATGGTGATTTATCTCTTATTCAACTTTGTCTTGATAAAGAAAAACGCGACATAACTGAATCTGTTATCGCGATTTATCAGAATGAATTAAACCTCCTGTCTGATGTGGTCAATTTACTTGTTAAACGCGCTGTATTCCACAAGCAAATTTCCTCCGTGGATGAACTGACAAAATTAACGACAGAAATCGTCAGCTATTGCGCTGATGAATTTAAGAAACTGAACGACAAAAGGAACTGGTAATGCCGGACAACGTAGATTTTATTCAGGAACAACAGGCTGAATTACTGGAGCGTCAGATTAACGCGGCAAGGGTAAAACATTGCGGTGCTTCTGCGCTGGTTTGCGAAGAGTGTGACGCGCCAATACCTGCTGCCCGTCGTGCGGCTTATCCGTCAGCCACGCGTTGTGTTTCCTGCCAGTCAGTCTTTGAAGCAAAAAACAAACATTACCGGAGAACGGCATGAGTATTCGTATTGAAATTGGCGAACGTTATGTCGTTACCAGTGACAGCTTTCAGTTTATTCTCCACGAGAAAAAGAGAGCGGAAAGCGGTAAAAACGCCGGTCAGGAATGGCTGGCGGTGGTTGGTTATTATCCGAAATTAAGCCAGCTCGTTTCCGGCCTGATGCATCACGATATTCTGACCGGAAGCGCAAAGTCTTTTGCTGATTTAAACGCGCAGGTTGAGCAACTCAGCAGGCGTTGTTCAGAGGCTTTTGGCTCATATGGCCGTTAAAGCCTCCGGGCGTTTTGTCCCTCCGTCAGCATTTGCCGCAGGCACCGGTAAGGCGTTTACCGGTGCTTATGCATGGAACGCGCCACGCGAGGCTGTCGGGCGCGAAAGACCCCTTACACGTGACGAGATGCGTCAGGTGCAAGGGGTTTTATCCACGATTAACCGTCTGCCTTACTTTTTGCGCTCGCTGTTTACTTCACGCTATGACTACATCCGGCGCAATAAAAGCCCGGTGCACGGGTTTTATTTCCTCACATCCACTTTTCAGCGTCGTTTATGGCCGCGCATTGAGCGTGTGAATCAGCGCCATGAAATGAACACCGACGCGTCGTTGCTGTTTCTGGCAGAGCGCGACCAGTATGCGCGCCTGCCGGGGATGAATGACAAGGAGCTGAAAAAGTTTGCTGCCCGTATCTCATCGCAGCTTTTCATGATGTATGAGGAACTCTGCGATGCCTGGGTTGATGCACATGGCGAAAAAGAATCGCTGTTTACGGATGAGGCGCAGGCTCACCTCTATGGTCATGTTGCTGGCGCTGCACGTGCTTTCAATATTTCCCCGCTTTACTGGAAAAAATACCGTAAAGGGCAGATGACCACGAGGCAGGCATATTCTGCCATTGCCCGCCTGTTTAACGATGAGTGGTGGACTCATCAGCTTAAAGGCCAGCGTATGCGCTGGCATGAGGCGTTACTGATTGCTGTCGGGGAGGTCAATAAAGACCGTTCTCCTTATGCCAGTAAACATGCCATTCGTGATGTGCGTGCGCGCCGCCAGGCAAATCTGGAATTTCTTAAATCGTGTGACCTCGAAAACAGGGAAACCGGCGAGCGCATCGACCTTATCAGTAAGGTGATGGGCAGTATTTCTAATCCTGAAATTCGCCGGATGGAGCTGATGAACACCATTGCCGGTATTGAGCGTTACGCCGCCGCAGAGGGTGATGTGGGGATGTTTATCACGCTGACCGCGCCGTCAAAGTATCACCCGACACGTCAGGTCAGAAAAGGCGAAAGTAAAACCGTTCAGCTTAATCACGGCTGGAACGATGAGGCATTTAATCCAAAGGATGCGCAGCGTTATCTCTGCCGCATCTGGAGCCTGATGCGCACGGCATTCAAGGATAATGATTTACAGGTCTACGGTTTGCGTGTCGTCGAGCCACACCACGACGGAACGCCGCACTGGCATATGATGCTTTTTTGTAATCCACGCCAGCGTAACCAGATTATCGAAATCATGCGTCGCTACGCGCTCAAAGAGGATGGAGACGAAAGAGGAGCTGCGCGAAACCGTTTTCAGGCAAAACACCTTAACCGGGGCGGTGCTGCGGGATATATCGCGAAATACATTTCAAAAAACATCGACGGCTATGCACTGGATGGTCAGCTCGATAACGACACCGGCAGGCCGCTGAAAGACACTGCAGCGGCTGTTACCGCATGGGCGTCAACGTGGCGCATCCCGCAATTTAAAACGGTTGGCCTGCCGACAATGGGGGCTTACCGTGAACTACGCAAATTGCCGCGCGGCGTCAGCATTGCTGATGAGTTTGACGAGCGCGTCGAGGCTGCACGCGCCGCCGCAGACAGTGGTGATTTTGCGTTGTATATCAGCGCGCAGGGTGGGGCAAATGTTCCGCGCGATTGTCAGACTGTCAGAGTCGCCCGTAGCCCGTCGGATGACGTTAACGAGTACGAGGAAGAAGTCGAGAGAGTGGTCGGTATTTACGCGCCGCATCTCGGCGCGCGTCATATTCATATCACCAGAACGACGGACTGGCGCATTGTGCCGAAAGTTCCGGTCGTTGAGCCTTTGACTTTAAAAAGCGGCATCGCCGCGCCTCGGAGTCCTGTCAATAACTGTGGAAAGCTCACCGGTGGTGATACTTCATTACAGGCTCCCACACCGTCTGAGCACGCTGCAGCAGTGCTTAATCTGGTTGATGACGGGGTTATAGAATGGAATGACCCGGAGGTTGTGAGGGCGCTCAGGGGCGCATTAAAACACGGCCTGAGAACGCCAAATCGTCAGCAAAGAAACGGAAGCCCGTTAAAACCACATGAAATTGCACCATCGGCCAGACTGACCCGGTCGGAAAGAATGCAAATTACCCGTATCCGCGTTGACCTTGCTCAGAACGGTATCAGGCCGCAGCGATGGGAGCTTGAGGCGTTGGCGCGCGGGGCAACAGTAATTTATGACGGTGAGCGGTTTAGTTATGCTGTAAAAGACGACTGGGTGATGTTTTCTTAAACTGATGGCATCATGATACATTAACAAATCTGAAGCAATGCTTTAGTAGTCGTGCATTAATAACTTATAAGGAATTATTATCGATGAGTGCGTTAAGGGATGAAGTATCTATGAAGGTTGCGTTCTCTAATGGCATGATAAACAAATTATGCAAAAGTTTTTTTTATAGTCATGGTAAGGAGCAGCCTTGTATTCAAGTCGGTAAAGCATTAGAAGATTTTGTTTTTTGGCTTGCATATAATGATGAGGAGATTGCAAAATGTGCTAGTAGGTTATTAAAAGCATATGGCCCCCAATTAGGTATAAGTGACCTTCACAATGCGAAAAGATTATTGTTAGGTTTTTGTTCTGAAGCCTTCAATCGCATTGATGCTGATTTTCTGTCGCTTAATCCTGATAAGATTTGTGTTGATGATATTATAACGCAAGTTCATAGAAAAAATCTTAGTGAGATGTTTAAGTGTTATATACTTTCACGAATAAAATCCTGTCCGTATATTTATAATCTTGGGTGTGCTGGCTTTGATGGGAAGCTTGAGCTTAGAGAAAATTTATTTTTATATGGCCCGGGGCTAGGGGTGGAATTACTTTCTGATATTAAAGACAAAACTGACATCAAGGTTCCTGTTGATTTTTATGATGATGAATATATGCGGCATAAACCAATTGGGAAATATTTTCGACAGTCAAAATCCTGCTTGGTGGTGGCATATGCTTCATCAGAGGATAAAGCGGTGAAAATGTTTGATAGTTTGTTTGGAGCTTTATGTCTTGCGGTTGATAATCCTTTTGCGATTAATCGAGTTGCTGTTAATAATCTAGTTGAGTCTTTTGGTGTCGGGAAATATCATGAAAGTGAGTTTCGGGTGAATATTCCGTCTGTATATAATTTAAATATAACGGATTCAGCCTTGGCGATACTTACAAAAATACTTTCATCACCTGATAAAAGGATGTTGTCTGCTCTTTCCTTTATAGCGCACGGGTGGAGGGATGACAAACGTGAAAGGTTTTTGAATCAATTTATAGCATTGGATGCTATGTATGGAACCAATAATGGTAATAAAAATTCAATTGTTGGCGGTGTTTGCAGAGATGCGGCGAAAATTATTGATATTGATTCAAAAATAGGAATAATCTATGAGCTTAGGTGTAAGTTTGTTCATGGAGATATTTCATCGTTATCTGATAATGATAGCTATCGAAAGTTTATTGATAGCTATGGCGTGGACCCTATTGTTTCTCTTTTTGAAATTCTTAAAGAATGCGTCCTTAATTATAATGGTACTTACAAAACGCCAAAAGATGTTGGAAAGGCAGATAGGTCTATTTGCGTTCCTGCTGAGTTGCTTCCAGCGGTTGAGAGGATGATAGCGGAATACAGTGGAGTTAAAAAAACAAACTAAAGATGTTCTTTTTAGCCTCGCCTGCATTAGGTGCATAAATTTGCATTCATTTTCAAATATATCTTTTGACAGCGAGCACCAGAACAGGCGCTTGCCGGGGGGATGATGCACCTGCATTAAAACCGCCCCATGAAGCGGGCGGGCGAGGCGGGGAAAGCACTGCGCGCTGGCGGTGGTGCTGATTTTATTTTCCAGCGTCTCAGCGCGTCGTGACGGCGCTTAGTCTGCCCGTTGAGGCGTTGGTGTGTCTGCGGGGTGTTTTGTGCGGTGGTGAGCGTGTGAGGGGGTGATGACGGGGTGTAAAAAAGCCGCCCGCAGGCGGCGATGTTCAGCCGTTGTCAGTGTCCAGTGAGTAGTTTTTAAAGCGGATGACCTCCTGACCGAGCCAGCCGTTTATCTCGCGGATCCTGTCCTGTAACGGGATAAGCTCATTGCGGACAAAGACCTTTGCCACTTTCTCAATATCACCCAGCGACCCGACGTTCTCCGGCTTGCCGCCCATCAACTGAAAGGGGATGCGGTGCGCGTCCAGCAGGTCAGCGGCGCTGGCTTTTTTGATATTAAAAAAATCGTCCTTCGTTGCCACTTCACTGAGCGGGATAATTTTAATGCCGTCGGCTTTCCCCTGTGGGGCATAGAGAAACAGATTTTTAAAGTTATTGCGGCCTTTTGACTTAACCATGTTTTCGCGAAGCATTTCGATATCGTTGCGATCCTGCACGGCATCGGTGACGTACATGATGTATCCGGCATGTGCGCCATTTTCGTAATACTTGCGGCGGAACAGCGTGGCCGACTCATTCAGCCAGGCAGAGTTAAGGGCGCTGAGATATTCCGGCAGGCCGTACAGCTCCTGATTAATATCCGGCTCCAGCAGGTGAAACACGGAGCCGGGCGCGAAGGCTGTCGGCTCGTTGAAGGACGGCACCCACCAGTAAACATCCTCCTCCACGCCACGGCGGGTATATTTTGCCGGTGAGGTTTCCAGTCTGATGACCTTACCGGTGGTGCTGTAACGCTTTTCCAGAAACGCATTACCGAACACCAGAAAATCCAGCACAAAGCGGCTGAAATCCTGCTGGGAAAGCCACGGATGCGGGATAAATGTCGAGGCCAGAATATTACGTTTGACGTAAATCGGCGAGCTGTGATGCACGGCAGCACGCAGGCTTTTTGCCAGACCGGTAAAGCTGACCGGTGGCTCATACCATCTGCCGTTACTGATGCACTCGACGTAATCCAGAATGTCACGGCGGTCGAGTACCGGCACCGGCTCACCAAAGGTGAATGCCTCCATTTTCGGGGCGCTGGCGGTCATTGTTTTTGCCGCAGGTTGCGGTGTTTTCCCTTTTTTCTTGCTCATCAGTAAAACTCCAGAATGGTGGATGTCAGCGGAGTGCAGATACCGGCGGTGAGTGGCTCATTTAACAGGGCGTGCATGGTCGCCCAGGCGAGGTCGGCATGGCTGGCTTCCTCGCTGCGGCTGGCCTCATAGGTGGCGCTGCGTCCGCTGCTGGTCATGGTCTTGCGGATAGCCATAAACGAGCTGGTGATGTCGGTGGCGCTGACGTCATATTCCAGACAGCCACGGCGGATGACGTCTTTTGCCTTGAGCACCATTGCGGTTTTCATTTCCGGCGTGTAGCGGATATCACGCGCGGCGGGATAGAACGAGCGCACGAGCTGGAACACGCCGACACCGAGGCCGGTGGCATCAATACCGATGTATTCGACGTTGTATTTTTCGGTGAGTTTGCGGATGGATTCCGCCTGAGTGGCAAAGTCCATGCCTTTCCACTGGTGACGCTCAAGTATTCTGAATTTGCCACCGGCCACCACCGGCGGTGCCAGTACCACGCATCCGGCGCTGTCGCCACGGTGTGACGGGTCGTAACCAATCCATACCGGGCGGGAGCCGAACGGATTCGCGGCAAACGGCGCATAGTCTTCCCATTCTTCCAGCGTGTCGACCATGCAGCGTTGCAGCTCCTCGAACGGGAACACCGACGCCTTGTCGTCAACAAATTCACACATGAACAGGTTTTTAAAATCGTCGGCGCTGTTTTCGCGTTTAAGCTGCTCAATGTCGAACAGCGTGCAGCCACCTTTCAGGGCGTCCTCAATGGTGACAATCTGCCGCCACTGGCCGTCCGCACAGAGAAGACCTCCGGCAAGTGCGTTATGACTGACGTCGATTTCCACGCGTTCGGCGGCGCTGGCGCGTCCCCGGTTGAACAGTTCACCCGACCAGAACGGGTAGGCGTCGTGCGCCAGCGTGGACGGGGTGGAGAAATAGGTCGAGCGCAGGTGACTCTGTGAGGCCATACCTGATGCCACCTTACGCAGTACCTGAAAATTCGGGATCCAGAAAATCTCGTCGACGTACAGGTCGCCGTTATGGCTCTGCGCGGTGTTGGAGTTGGTGCCGAGAAAAATCAGTTTTGCGCCGTTATTGCCCAGGACAATCGGGTCACCGGTCAGGTCAACGTCAACCAGACGGGCAAAGGCGATGATGTATTCACGGAACACATACGCCTGCGTTTTACTGGCCGACAGAAAAATCTGGTTATGACCGGTTTTCAGGGCGCGCAGCAGCGCCTCGCGGGAAAAATAAAACGTCGCGCCAATCTGGCGGGATTTCAGGATATCGCGGATGCGGTGCTCAAGCCCGGCGCGATACCAGTGCAACTGGTAGTCGAAAGACTGCTCAAAGAAAATCTGCTCCAGCTTTTCGATGGCCTCGTCACTGAAAAAATTCTTTTTCGGTTTGCGCCGCCCGCCTTTGTTGCGGTTAGCGACGTTCGGATTAAGGTCTGCCTCGTTGCCGGTCTGACTGTAACGGTTGACCCGTGCCAGTCGTTCAATCTGGCGTCCCAGCAGGTCAATTTCCTTGAAGTCACCGCCGGTTTTCTGCGGTTTGATGATGAGCTGGGTCAGCCGCGCTTCCAGACTCATTTCGACACGGCTGATGGGGGCAACGCTGTCCCAGCCGTCGCGCTGTTTCCAGCTCTGCACCGTCGGGCGTTTCATCTGCAACATGGCGGCAATCTGCGGCACGGAAAATCCCTGCCAGTACAGCAGCGCCGCCTGACGACGCGGGTCGTGTAAAAGAGTGGTGTCTGTGGTGATGGTCATGAATACCTCGCCGTGATGAATACACGGCAAGGCTACTGAGTCGCGCCCCGCGATTCGCTAAGGTGCTGTTGTGTCAGTGATAAGCCATCCGGGACTGATGGCGGAGGATGCGCATCGTCGGGAAACTGATGCCGACATGTGACTCCTCTAATCACTATTCAGGACTCCTGACAATGGCAAAAAAAGTCTCAAAATTCTTTCGTATCGGCGTTGAGGGTGACACCTGTGACGGGCGTGTCATCAGTGCGCAGGATATTCAGGAAATGGCCGAAACCTTTGACCCGCGAGTCTATGGTTGCCGCATTAACCTGGAACATCTGCGCGGCATCCTGCCTGACGGTATTTTTAAGCGTTATGGCGATGTGGCGGAACTGAAGGCCGAAAAGATTGACGATGATTCGGCGCTGAAAGGCAAATGGGCGCTGTTTGCGAAAATCACCCCGACCGATGACCTTATCGCGATGAACAAGGCCGCGCAGAAGGTCTATACCTCAATGGAAATTCAGCCGAACTTTGCCAATACCGGCAAATGTTATCTGGTGGGTCTGGCCGTCACCGATGACCCGGCAAGCCTCGGCACGGAATACCTGGAATTCTGCCGCACGGCAAGACACAACCCCCTGAACCGCTTCAAATTAAGCCCTGAAAACCTGATTTCAGTGGCAACGCCTGTTGAGCTGGAATTTGGAGACCTGCCTGAAACCGTGTTCACCGCCCTGACCGAAAAGGTGAAATCCATTTTTGGCCGCAAACAGGCCAGCGATGACGCCCGTCTGAATGACGTGCATGAAGCGGTGACCGCTGTTGCTGAACATGTGCAGGAAAAACTGAGCGCCACTGAGCAGCGCCTCTCTGAGATGGAAACCGCCTTTTCCGCACTTAAGCAGGAGGTGACTGACAGGGCGGATGAAACCAGCCAGGCATTCACCCGCCTGAAAAACAGTCTCGACCACACCGAAAGTCTGACCCAGCAGCGCCGCAGCAAGGCCACCGGTGGTGGCGGTGACGCCCTGATGACGAACTGCTGACCGGCGTCAGTCAGTCCGGGAAAACCTTCACGATTAACCCTTAATTTCAGGAAAAACTATGCGCCAGGAAACCCGCTTTAAATTTAATGCTTACCTGTCCCGTGTTGCCGAACTGAACGGCATCGACGCCGGTGATGTGTCGAAAAAATTCACCGTTGAACCGTCGGTCACCCAGACCCTGATGAACACCATGCAGGAGTCCTCTGACTTTCTGACCCGCATCAACATTGTGCCGGTCAGCGAAATGAAAGGGGAAAAAATTGGTATTGGTGTCACCGGCTCCATCGCCAGCACCACCGACACCGCCGGTGGCACCGAGCGTCAGCCGAAGGACTTCTCGAAGCTGGCGTCAAACAAGTACGAATGCGACCAGATTAACTTCGATTTTTATATCCGCTACAAAACGCTGGACCTGTGGGCGCGTTATCAGGATTTCCAGCTCCGTGTCCGTAACGCCATTATCAAACGCCAGTCCCTTGATTTAATCATGGCCGGTTTTAACGGCGTGAGGCGTGCCGAAACCTCTGACCGCAGCAGCAATCCGATGCTGCAGGATGTGGCGGTCGGCTGGCTGCAGAAATACCGCAATGAAGCACCGGCGCGCGTGATGAGCAAGGTCACTGACGAGGAAGGTCACACGACCTCTGAGGTCATCCGCGTGGGTAAGGGCGGTGATTATGCCAGCCTTGACGCACTGGTGATGGATGCGACCAACAACCTGATTGAACCGTGGTATCAGGAAGACCCTGACCTTGTGGTAATTGTGGGTCGTCAGCTACTGGCGGACAAGTATTTCCCCATCGTCAACAAGGAGCAGGACAACAGCGAAATGCTGGCCGCTGACGTCATCATCAGCCAGAAACGCATCGGTAACCTGCCGGCGGTACGCGTCCCGTACTTCCCGGCGGATGCGATGCTCATCACGAAGCTGGAAACCCTGTCCATCTACTACATGGATGACAGCCATCGCCGCGTGATTGAGGAAAACCCGAAACTCGACCGCGTGGAGAACTACGAGTCAATGAACATTGATTACGTGGTGGAAGACTACGCCGCCGGTTGCCTGGTGGAAAAAATTAAGGTCGGTGATTTCTCCACACCGACTAAAGCGACCGCAGAGCCGGGAGCGTAACCGATGACGAGTCCCGCACAGCGCCACATGATGCGGGTCTCGGCAGCGATGACCGCGCAGCGGGAAGCCGCCCCGCTGCGACATGCAACTGTCTATGAGCAGATGCTGGTCAAGCTGGCCGCAGACCAGCGCACACTGAAAGCGATTTATTCAAAAGAGCTGAAGGCCGCGAAAAAACGCGAACTGCTGCCGTTCTGGTTGCCGTGGGTGAACGGCGTGCTGGAGCAGGGCAAAGGTGCACAGGATGACATTCTGATGACGGTCATGCTGTGGCGTCTGGATACCGGCGATATTGCCGGTGCGCTGGAGATTGCCCGTTATGCCCTGAAGTACGGTCTGACCATGCCGGGTAAACACCGCCGCACCCCGCCATACATGTTCACCGAGGAGGTGGCGCTCGCGGCCATGCGCGCCCACGCTGCCGGTGAGTCTGTGGATACCCGCCTGCTGACGGAGACCCTTGAACTGACCGCCACGGCTGACATGCCTGATGAAGTGCGCGCAAAGCTGCACAAAATCACCGGTCTGCTTCTGCGTGATGGTGGTGATGCCGCCGGTGCGCTGGCTCACCTGCAACGTGCGACACAGCTCGACTGTCAGGCAGGTGTCAAAAAAGAGATTGAACGACTGGAGCGGGAGCTGAAACCGAAGCCGGAGCCGCAGCCCAAAGCGGCCACCCGCGCCCCGCGTAAGACCCGGAGCGTGACACCGGCAAAACGTGGACGCCCGAAAAAGAAAGCCAGTTAACAACCGAATGCGCCCCGCGCCAGGGCGGCACGCCGGTCAGTGTGGGTGAATCACCTGACACTGTACCGGCGTCCACCGCCCGACTTTTCTGAGGTAGTCATGATGACGCTGATTATTCCGCGAAAGGAGGCTCCCGTGTCCGGTGAGGGTACGGTGGTCATCCCGCAACCGGCAGGCGACGAGCCGGTGATTAAAAACACGTTCTTTTTTCCCGATATCGACCCGAAGCGCGTCCGGGAACGTATGCGCCTTGAGCAGACCGTCGCCCCCGCCCGTCTGCGTGAGGCCATCAAGTCAGGCATGGCGGAGACGAATGCGGAGCTGTACGAGTACCGCGAACAGAAAATTGCCGCCGGTTTTACGCGTCTGGCTGACGTCCCGGCAGACGATATCGACGGTGAAAGCATCAAGGTTTTTTACTACGAGCGCGCCGTGTGTGCGATGGCGACCGCGTCGCTTTATGAGCGTTATCGCGGCGTGGATGCCAGTGCGAAAGGCGACAAGAAGGCCGACAGCATTGACAGCACCATTGATGAACTGTGGCGGGATATGCGCTGGGCGGTGGCGCGTATCCAGGACAAGCCGCGCTGCATCGTGAGTCAAATCTGATGAAGACCTTTGCGCTACAGGGCGACACGCTCGACGCCATTTGTGTCCGGTATTACGGGCGCACTGAGGGCGTGGTCGAGGCCGTGCTCGCCGCAAATCCGGGACTGGCTGAACTGGGCGCGGTGCTGCCACACGGCACCGCCGTCGAACTGCCCGACGTTCAGACCGCGCCCGTGGCTGAAACTGTCAATCTGTGGGAGTAACGCATGACAGCAGAAGAAAAAAGCGTCCTGTCGCTTTTCATGATTGGGGTGCTGATTGTTGTCGGCAAGGTGCTTGCCGGTGGTGAACCCATCACCCCGCGTCTGTTTATCGGGCGCATGTTGCTCGGTGGTTTTGTCTCGATGGTTGCCGGTGTTGTTCTGGTGCAGTTTCCTGACCTGTCACTGCCTGCGGTGTGCGGCATCGGCTCCATGCTGGGTATCGCCGGTTATCAGGTGATTGAGATTGCCATTCAGCGCCGTTTTAAGGGCAGGGGGAAACCGTAATGCCGGTAATTAACACGCATCAGAATATCGCCGCCTTTCTCGACATGCTGGCCGTGTCCGAAGGGACGGCGAATCATCCGCTGACGAAAAACCGGGGCTATGACGTGATAGTCACCGGACTGGACGGGAAGCCGGAAATTTTCACCGACTACAGTGACCACCCGTTCGCGCATGGCCGACCGGCGAAGGTGTTTAACCGTCGCGGTGAAAAATCCACGGCCTCCGGTCGCTATCAGCAGCTTTACCTGTTCTGGCCGCACTACCGCAAACAGCTTGCCCTGCCGGATTTCAGTCCGTTGTCGCAGGACAGGCTCGCCATTCAGTTGATCCGCGAACGCGGTGCGCTGGATGACATCCGGGCGGGACGCATTGAGCGCGCCATTTCACGCTGTCGCAATATCTGGGCGTCCCTGCCGGGTGCCGGTTACGGTCAGCGTGAGCATTCACTGGAAAAACTGGTCACCGTCTGGCGTACCGCCGGCGGTGTACCGGCTTAAACGGAGTAAACACCATGAAGAAATTATCCCTTTCACTGATGCTGAACGTGTCGCTGGCGCTGATGCTGGCACTGTCCCTGATTTACCCGCAGAGCGTGGCCGTCAATTTTGTCGCTGCCTGGGCGATTCTGGCGACGGTTATCTGTGTGGTTGCCGGTGGTGTCGGCGTGTATGCCACAGAGTATGTACTGGAACGCTACGGGCGGGAGCTGCCGCCGGAATCGCTGGCCGTGAAGATTGTCACGGCGCTGTTTTTGCAGCCGGTGCCGTGGCGCAGACGGGCGGCGGCGCTGGTTGTGATGGTGGCGACGTTTATCTCGCTGATTGCTGCCGGGGGGATTTTTACCGCGCTGATTTATCTCGTGGCGTCGCTGTTTTTCCGGCTGATACATACGGCCTGTCGTCAGCGTCTTGAGGGGCGGGAACTATGTCAAAGCTGATGATTGTGCTGGTCGTGTTGTTATCGCTGGCGGTGACCGGTCTGTTTCTGGTGAAACACAAAAATGCCAGCCTGCGCGCCTCGCTGGACAGGGCGAATAACGTCGCCAGTGAACAGCAGACGACCATCACCATGCTGAAAAATCAGCTTCATGTTGCCCTCACCAGGGCAGACAAAAACGAGCTGGCGCAGGTGGCACTGCGTCAGGAACTGGAGAACGCCGCGAAGCGTGAAGCACAGCGCGAGAAAACCATCACGAGGTTACTCAATGAAAACGAAGATTTTCGCCGCTGGTACGGCGCTGGCCTGCCTGATGTTGTGCGCCGGTTGCACCAGCGTCCGGCCTGCACCGACGCCAGTGATTGTCGCCAACGCCTGCCCGAAAGTGAGCCTTTGCCCGATGCCGGGCAGTGACCCGCAGACGAACGGCGATTTAAGTGCCGATATCCGGCAGCTTGAGAACGCGCTGGCGCGCTGTGCCAGCCAGGTAAAAATGATTAAACACTGTCAGGATGAAAACGATGCTCAAACCCGACAGCCTGCGCAGGGCGCTGACTGATGCCGTCACGGTACTGAAAACTAACCCCGATATGCTGCGGATATTCGTGGATAACGGGAGTATTGCCTCCACACTGGCGACGTCGCTGTCATTTGAAAAGCGTTACACGCTCAATGTCATTGTGACCGACTTTACCGGTGATTTTGACCTGCTCATCGTGCCGGTGCTGGCGTGGCTGCGGGAAAATCAGCCCGACATCATGACCACCGACGCAGGCCAGAAAAAGGGCTTCACGTTTTATGCAGACATCAACAATGACAGCAGCTTTGATATCAGTATCAGCCTGATGCTGACCGAGCGCACGCTGGTCAGTGAGGTTGACGGTGCGCTGCATGTGAAGAATATCCCGGAACCCACGCCGCCGGAGCCGGTCACCCGCCCGATGGAGCTTTATATCAATGGCGAACTGGTGAGCAAGTGGGATGAATGAGTTTAAGCGTTTTGAAGACCGGCTGACCGGACTGGTTGAATCGCTGTCACCGTCAGGGCGTCGGCGACTGAGCGCCGAACTGGCAAAACGTCTGCGGCAGAGTCAGCAGCGTCGGGTGATGGCACAGAAAGCCCCGGACGGCACACCCTACGCGCCACGCCAGCAGCAGAGCGCCAGAAAAAAGACCGGTCGCGTTAAGCGAAAAATGTTTGCGAAACTTATCACCAGTCGCTTTTTGCATATCCGCGCCAGCCCGGAACAGGCATCAATGGAGTTTTACGGCGGGAAGTCACCGAAAATCGCCAGTGTGCATCAGTTCGGTCTGTCGGAAGAAACCCGGAAAGACGGTAAGAAAATTGATTATCCGGCGCGTCCTCTGCTCGGCTTTACCAGTGAGGATGTGCAGATGATTGAAGAGATTATCCTGGCTCACCTCGACCGTTAGTTGTGCCATTCCTGACACCTCATCGTCACATTGCCGCCGGTATGACCCGGCGGCATCCTTCCCGTTATGAACACTCTCGCAAATATTCAGGAACTCACGCGCGCACTGCGCAACATGATTCGCACCGGCCTTGTCGTCGAAACCGACCTTAACGCCGGTCGCTGCCGTGTGCAGACCGGCGGCATGTGCACCGACTGGCTTCAGTGGCTGACCTGTCGTGCCGGGCGTTCGCGCACATGGTGGGCACCTTCCGTGGGGGAGCAGGTGCTGATTCTGGCCGTGGGTGGTGAACTTGACACGGCGTTTGTTCTGCCGGGGATTTATTCCGGCGATAACCCCGCGCCGTCTGCGTCGGCGGATGCCCTGCATATCCGTTTCCCTGACGGGGCGGTGATTGAGTATGAACCCGAAACCAGTGCACTCACGGTAAGCGGAATTAAAACGGCCAGCGTGACGGCTTCTGATTCTGTTACTGCCACGGTGCCGGTGGTCACGGTGAAAGCATCAACCCGCGTCACCCTGGACACACCGGAGGTGGTCTGCACCAACAGGCTGATTACCGGCACGCTGGAAGTGCAGAAGGGCGGGACGATGCGCGGCAACATTGAACACACCGGCGGTGAACTCTCATCAAACGGTAAGGTACTGCATACCCATAAACACCCCGGCGACAGCGGCGGCACAACCGGGAGTCCTCTATGACAGCGCGTTATCTCGGAATGAATCGCAGTGATGGCCTGACGGTCACTGACCTCGAGCATATCAGCCAGAGTATCGGCGATATCCTGCGCACACCAGTCGGCTCACGGGTGATGCGTCGTGATTACGGCTCGTTGCTGGCGTCAATGATTGACCAGCCGCAGACCCCGGCGCTTGAGTTGCAGATTAAGGTCGCCTGTTACATGGCGGTGCTGAAATGGGAACCCCGCGTCACCCTGTCATCCGTCACCACTGAGCGCAGTTTTGACGGGCGAATGACGGTCACGTTAACCGGCCAGCACAACGACACCGGCCAGCCACTTTCGTTAACCATCCCTGTGAGTTGAAACCATGCCGATTATCGACCTGAACCAGCTACCCGCACCGGATGTGGTCGAGGAGCTGGACTTTGAAACCATTCTTGCCGAACGCAAGGCGACACTGATTTCCCTTTACCCGGAAGACCAGCAGGAGGCGGTCGCCCGTACCCTGACGCTGGAATCCGAGCCTCTCGTCAAACTGCTGGAGGAAAATGCGTATCGCGAGCTTATCTGGCGTCAGCGTGTGAATGAGGCTGCACGGGCGGTGATGCTGGCCTGTGCAGCCGGTAATGACCTTGATGTGATTGGTGCCAATTACAACACCACGCGCCTGACTATCACCCCGGCAGATGATTCGACCATCCCGCCGACACCGGCAGTGATGGAGTCTGACACTGATTATCGTCTGCGTATTCAGCAGGCGTTTGAGGGCTTAAGCGTCGCCGGGTCGGTGGGAGCCTATCAGTATCATGGTCGCAGTGCCGACGGGCGTGTCGCGGATATCTCTGTCACCAGTCCGTCTCCGGCCTGCGTCACTATCTCTGTGCTGTCACGTGAAAATAACGGCGTCGCATCCGAAGACCTGCTGGCCGTGGTGCGTAACGCCCTTAATAGCGAGGACGTCAGGCCGGTGGCCGACCGCGTGACCGTGCAGTCTGCCGCCATTGTTGAATACCAGATAAACGCCACGCTTTACCTTTACCCTGGTCCCGAAAGCGAACCCATTCGCGCTGCCGCCGTGAAAAAACTGGAAGCGTATATCACGGCACAGCACTGGCTGGGGCGTGACATCCGTCTGTCTGCCATTTATGCCGCTTTGCATGTGGAAGGCGTGCAGCGTGTCGAACTGGCTGCACCACTGGCCGACATCGTGCTCAACAATACGCAGGCGTCTTTCTGTACCGAATACCGCGTTGTGACCGGAGGCTCGGATGAGTGATTCGCGACTGCTGCCGACCGGCTCATCACCGCTTGAAGTTGCCGCCGCAAAAGCCTGTGCGGAAATTGAAAAAACGCCGGTCAGTATTCGTGAGCTGTGGAACCCGGACACCTGCCCGGCAAATCTGCTGCCGTGGCTGGCGTGGGCGTTTTCGGTCGACAGGTGGGATGAAAAGTGGCCGGAAGCGACAAAACGCGCCGTTATCCGCGATGCCTATTTCATCCACTGTCATAAAGGCACTATCGGCGCAATCCGGCGTGTGGTGGAGCCGCTAGGCTATCTCATCAACGTGACGGAGTGGTGGGAAAACAGTGACCCGCCCGGCACTTTCCGGCTTGATATTGGTGTACTGGAAAGCGGTATCACAGAGGCAATGTATCAGGAAATGGAACGGCTGATTGCCGATGCCAAACCTGCAAGCCGTCATCTTATTGGTCTGAACATTACCCGGGACATTCCCGGCTACCTGTTCGCCGGTGGTGTGGCTTACGACGGCGATGTAATTACGGTTTACCCCGGATAAGTGAGGAAGAATGAGCACAAAATTCAGAACCGTTATCACCACTGCCGGTGCAGCAAAGCTGGCAGCGGCAACCGCGCCGGGAGGGCGGAAGGTCAACATTACCACGATGGCCGTCGGGGATGGCGGTGGTAAATTGCCTGTCCCGGATGCCGGACAGACCGGGCTTATCCATGAAGTCTGGCGACATGCGCTGAACAAAATCAGCCAGGACAAACGAAACAGTAATTATATTATCGCAGAGCTGGTTATTCCGCCGGAGGTGGGCGGTTTCTGGATGCGAGAGCTTGGCCTGTACGATGATGCGGGAACGTTAATTGCCGTGGCGAACATGGCCGAAAGTTATAAACCTGCCCTTGCCGAAGGCTCAGGGCGTTCGCAGACCTGCCGCATGGTCATCATCGTCAGCAGTGTGGCCTCAGTGGCGCTGACCATTGACACCACAACGGTGATGGCGACGCAGGATTACGTTGATGACAAAATTGCAGAGCACGAACAGTCACGACGTCACCCGGACGCCTCGCTGACCGCAAAAGGTTTTACTCAGTTAAGCAGTGCGACCAACAGCACGTCTGAAACACTGGCCGCAACGCCGAAAGCGGTAAAGGCTGCTTATGATCTTGCTAACAGGAAATATACTGCGCAGGATGCCACCACGGCGCGAAAAGGCCTTGTTCAGCTCAGTAGTGCGACTAACAGCACGTCTGAAACGCTCGCCGCAACGCCAAAAGCAGTAAAGACAGCATATGACCTTGCTAACGGGAAATACACTGCACAGGACGCCACCACAGCGCGAAAAGGGCTTGCTCAGCTCAGTAGCGCCACCAACAGCGATTCTGAAACGCTTGCGGCAACGCCAAAGGCGGTAAAGGCAGCATATGACCTCGCTAACGGGAAATATACCGCACAGGATGCCACCACGGCGCGAAAAGGTCTTGTCCAGCTCAGTAGCGCCACCAACAGCGATTCTGAAACGCTTGCGGCAACGCCAAAGGCGGTAAAGGTCGCGTATGACCTTGCTAACGGGAAATACACTGCACAGGATGCCTCCACAGCGCGAAAAGGGCTTGTTCAGCTCAGTAGCGCCACCAACAGTGATTCGGAAACGCTGGCCGCAACACCAAAAGCGGTGAAGTCTGCCTATGACAATGCTGAAAAACGTCTTCAGAAAGATCAGAACGGTGCGGATATTCCTGATAAAAGATTATTCCTGCGCAATATTGGTGCAACAAATTCAACAACCATGTCTTTTAGTGATAGTACAGGATGGTTCAGGCTGGCAACTGTAACCATGCCACAGGCCAGTTCCGTGGTTTACATAAGTCTGATTGGTGGTGCTGGATATAATGTTAACTCCCCTATGCAGGCTGGTATATCTGAACTTGTTCTTCGTGCGGGAAATGGAAATCCAAAAGGTCTTACTGGTGCGTTATGGCGACGGACATCGGTTGGATTTACTAATTTTGCATGGGTGAATACATCCGGTGATACCTATGATGTTTATGTTGAAATAGGTAATTACGCCACAGGTGTTAATATTCAGTGGGATTATACCAGTAACGCCAGCGTAACGATTCATACATCGCCATCTTATACAGCGAATAAACCAACAGGCCTGACAGATGGAACTGTATATGTAATTTACAGTTCGCACATTAAACCGACTGCTGCTGATGTTGGGGCGTTGTCATTATCTGGAGGTCAATTGAATGGTGCACTGGGCATCGGAACATCCAGTGCTCTTGGCGGTAACTCGATTGTTTTGGGTGATAATGACACGGGCTTTAAACAAAATGGCGACGGTAATCTGGATGTTTATGCTAATAACGTCCATGTTATGCGCTTTGTCTCCAGTAGCATTCAAAGTAATAAAACCATAAATATTACGGGGCGTGTTAATCCCACAGATTACGGTAACTTTGATTCCCGCTATGTCCGGGATATCCGGCTTGGTGGTGCCGCCACATACAAACCTGCGAACAATGGCATGACATGGACACATCAGGTACCGTCAGGGTGTGTATATACCGGCATTATTGTTCAGGATACCGGCTCAAACTCTGCCGATAACATTGGTGGCGTATATTACAGACCGGTGCAGAAATACATTAACGGGACATGGTATAACGTGGCGCAGGTATAATTTATGCAGCATTTAAAAAATATTACGGCGGGTAATCCAAAAACGGTTGAACAATATCAATTGACAAAGAACTTTGATGTTGTCTGGTTTTTTTCAGAAGATGGTAAGAACTGGTACGAAGAACAAAACTATTTTGCTGATGACACGATAAAAATAGCGTACGACAAAGATAATATCATCCGCTATGTGGAAAAGGATGTGACAGCTATCAGACCGGATGGATTAAGTGTTGTTGAAGTGACGGATATTACTGCTAACCGACGGGCGGACATTTCAGGGAACTGGATGTTTAAGGATGGCACAGTGATTAAACGAATTTATACGGCAGAGGAATTGCAGCAGCAGGGAGAAAATCGGAAAGCCAGACTTCTAGCAGATGCTGAATCCGTGATTTTGCCGCTGGAGCGCGCTGTCAGGCTGAATATGGCAACAGATGAGGAGCGCAGTCGACTGGAGGCATGGGAACGCTACAGTGTTCTGGTCAGTCGTGTGGATCCTGCAAATCCTGAATGGCCGGAAATGCCGCAATAAGTTGTATGGGCTATGGTGAGAGCTTACATATCTATGGCACAGAGTAAAGCCTAATCTGACAGTCCGCTCTATGCTAGGAGCGGACTCTGTTAAGGTGATTAAACGCTTGAGAGCGAATGTAGTTTTGATGCTAGCTGCTAATATGTAGCATCTTACCGGCTGTGTTAACGTTGGCCTGTCCAGCAAGGGTTACGGGCAGATAGTGAATGAGCACATCTTAAAGTCTAAACTTTGAATCAACGGCTCCTTGAGACAGACCAAGGCGGCAGGTGCCTTTAATGGCATAACCGGCGCAGATCTGTGATGATGTTCACAACTAACCTGAGGTTTCAGTTTTCATACTCTGAGAGTACGATTGTTGTAGAATATTTATGTTGTATTATATTTGAATTTTTTATGTAATGTTCTGACAATTACTGATTGAAGAGGGAAGGAGATGGATTTTTCAGAACTAAATATACAACGGCTTTTTGGTCAAGAGGCTGCTGAAAGCGAAGAAATTGATAGGCTTAAAGAATATTATTTTAAAAGTAAGATATACTCCAAGGTTATTGTTGATCTTCCTTTGAGGATATTGGTTGGGCATAAAGGGATCGGCAAATCAGCTTTGTTCAAAGTTGGTATGGAAGATGAGAAAAATAACGGAAGGCTGACTTTCATTATAAAACCAGATGATATAGCAGGTATTGGCGGTAAAGATGATGACTTTCTATCTCTTATAACTCGTTGGAAACTTGGCATTAATGAAATCATAGCAAACAAGATCATGACCTACTTCGGGCTATTCGACGAGGATAAAAGCCTAATTAATAAAGCATTGGGGGCCGGCGTTACATTATTAGATGTTTTAAGTGAAACTATTAATATCAAAGACAAGATTGATTTATCTAGAATTAACTCAGAATTAAAGGCTAAGGCAATACGAAATTTTTTAGACACAAATAAAGTCTCAATATATATAGATGACCTTGATAGAGGATGGCAAGGAAGACTAGAAGATATCCAGAGAATATCCGCACTACTTAATGCTGTTCGAGATATTTCCAGTGAAAATAGAGGGGTTTATTTCAGAGTTAACCTGAGATCGGATGTGTATTTTCTTTCAAGAACTTCGGATGAGTCCACTGATAAAACTGAAGGCTCTGTCATTTGGTTCGACTGGTCTAATCATGAAATATTTGCTCTTTTGATAAAAAGAGTTGCAACCTTCAATGGGCATTATGGCTTAAGTGATAAAGAGCTTCTACAAAAAAAACAATCAGATCTGATGAATTACTTAACAGATATTATTGAAGACAGATTTACAGGGAGTGGCAAATGGTCTAATGCACCCATGTATAAAATTTTAATGTCATTGATTAGAAGAAGGCCTAGAGACCTTGTTAAGCTTTTGACTCTAGCCGCACGTAAGGCTCATGATGATGAATCATCAATAATCAAGACCAAACATCTGCAGGCAATATTAGATGAATATTCGCAAGGGAGATTACAAGATACGATCAATGAATTTATATCTGAATTACCAGATGTAGAGCGTCTTATACTTGGGATGAAACCCTCAAAGCGGCAACTTAAAGCATCCGAAAATTATAATTACACTACTAACTCTTTACTGGCAAAATTAAAATCAATAGAACAGCAAGGAGCATTTAAAGGACGAAACAATAAAAATATTTCAACAAAAGAATTAGCAGCCTTTCTATATAAAATAGGTTTTATTACAGCAAGGAAAGTTTTACCTGATGGAACAATAGATAGAAAATACTTTGAACAAAATAGGTATCTTTCCAGCAAGTTTGCTGACTTCGGCTATGATTGGGAGGTACATCCTGCATACAGATGGGCATTGCAGCCAGATAATATTTATGATCTCATTGATAGTGTAGATTAATATCGATAAGCGATCTTGCCAAAGATCGCTTACATCTTGTATGTCTATCAAAAGAACCTAGATCGCTGTAACTTAGTACATATAAAAGTTAATAAATCAAATCTAGTATTTTGCTATAAAGATAAATGTCCGCTTCTTGCTCAAAGCAGACTGTCAGATTTGATAACTTTTGGGCTATGTAAATTGTCAGTCGGAAAATGAGTAAGTTCAAATCAGGACAGGCGGGCGGATTGCCCGCCTTTTCTTTATCTGTTGTTTCATCCACTGACCAGCCAGGTCAAATAGCGTCTCATGCTCTGCACAACAGAAAATAGTTGCACCCATTAACCACGGAGTTAAACGGATGAGTGACTATCATCACGGCGTGCAGGT